ATGCTTGGGGGAGGTTCATCGGGCTTGCTAGGAATACTCGGCGGGGGCATGCCCATTGGATCGCCACAGGCCTCAACCGCCCCCAATGGAGCGACAGGAGCATCCAGCTCGCGCATTTTAGACATCAATTCATTGAAATTCATATTAACTCCCTAGGGCGCTTTTTACGCCGGTCTTATCAATTTTGGCCTTGGGCAGTTTATATTCTGTCTGACCGTTGTCTTTCTTTTGTTGTTTAGCAACTTTGCTTAAATCTTTTAAAAAACTCTTGTTAAAGTCATCGCCAAAGAAATCTTTGTGCTTGACATTGGTACCTTCTTTATACTGACTGTCAGTTAACAGCCCGTCAGTGTTTAAAATTTCTATTTCACCTTGATCAGTTTCAGAAGATTCGTTGCTTCCTCTTACTCTAAAACTAGCTTCGTCTAGACCCATACTCTTGATATCACTGCTGATTTCAGGCGAAGTAATAGGATATTCACAAGCAACTTCAAAAACGTGAACTTCACAGTTTTTCATAGTTGGAAAATCCATAGGAACTGCTTGGATTGGTGTTGTGCTGAGTTTTTCCATTTTCATAACTTTGCATCTTTCTAGGGACGTTTTTAAGTTTGATTGGAAATCTTCGGGCAGATCACCGGCAACTTTAATTTTAAAGCTGTATGATTTTTTGCCTTCGGCAAGATATTCTTTGAAAGTTTTCATAGTAGTATTTATGCTTTTCCGCCCAGTTTCTTGATCAGCTCGTTGCGGTCAGTGATCACATATCCTTGCCCGTTAATAACATCATTTGGGTCTTCGTTGTTATCTTTGTCAATTTTGTATTTCTTCATTTGCATGTCAATAGCCTTGAGTTTTTTCTCAATTTTATTAGACTTAGCTGTAATTGCATGGCCTAACATTGAGCTGGCCACTTCAAAAATACGACTGCTATAACGAACTTCTACATTCATTCCTAAATCCATTAGGTCGTCATAGGCCTGTTCAGCTTTTGATGCTAGATTGTCTAGTTCGTGATCATTAAGTTCGTCTAGTTCTTTTACTTGTGGTAAACTGCGAGTAATCTCAGCCACCGCTTTATAGCTGTCATCTAAACTGCGAACTTCTGTGTGATCTATTTTGGGTTCAACAGGGGCTGTTTCCTTTGCAGGTTTAGATTCTTCTAGATTAAACAGTTCTTCAAGTTTTTTCGTCATACATTACTTATCTGCGTTTTGAGCCTTGATGAAAAATATCGCCTTCGTTGACTATGCGGAACTTGACACCTTGCTGTTTGCACCAGGCTGCGGCAGCTTCCCATTTGGCCATATTTTTAACATACTGCTGTTGATTGTACTGACTCTTTCCCACCTGTTCTATAAACGTTTGACTAGCTGGTTTAACTTCTACAACTTCTGCATGTTTTTTCCCATTTTTATCCACATAAGTGATAAAAAAATCAGGAACATATATTGTATACTTGCCGGTTAACGGATCTCTGTAGGGAATTTGTATGCTTTCGCTGGCCCACTTTTCAACACCCGGATGTTCGTCCAACATCTTCATAAAAATAAATTCCCACGAACTTCGAGCCAATGGTGTTTTTTTGCCAACATATTTGTCGACATTTTTCATTTCAAATCGACCTTGAGCAAACTTTGGCATTAGGCAAAAATATTTCTAGTTTGATTTTGTTTTTCTATTAAGTCAGTGCGATAACCCAGTGAACTTGTGGCATTTCTATTGTTGTTTAGAATCTCAGCCACCAGAGCACTAATTTGAACGCCATTAAAATTCTTGAGAGTGTCGATGATTTTAAACACCGGAACGTCGTCGAGTTTGGCTTGATTCAATAAAACCTGTGCTGTGATAAGAGCCGCTTCGTTTTCAAATCCACGACTTTGGAAAAAAGCAATAGCAGCACCGACTTCGTTGGCTCCAAATTCCAAAGTTCGTTCGCCGTAACGATCAAAAAATAATTTTGTTCCAGCAGCACTATCTTGCTGAAGAGAATTTGGTAAACTTGGCATATTATAAGAATTGTCCTAGGTCTTGTGGCGGTGGGGCGATTGAGCGTTGCGTGGCCTGTGTACCACCGTTGCCGCCGTTGTTTTTTGGAAACACTGATCCCAAAGTTCCGCCTACGGTATTGATAATACCTCCAATAGCAGCAGGACTACTTAATAATCCTATGGCTTCTGCTCGCAGGCTTGCCTTGGATAGTTTTCCAATATTTTTTGCAGTATTCACTGCGGCAATGGCGGTGCCAAGGAATCCTCCTACACTGCCAAATGCAGCTCCGCTACTGACATCTCCGAATATACTTTCGAGTCCGTCTAGTACACCGCCTTCGCCTAATAAGTTTCCGACGCCGCCGCCTGCTACAGTTAATGGACTTGGCACACTATCGTAGTATAAGTTAGCAAATCCTTTGGGAGTATTCTTAGCAACACTTCCTGAGCTGTAGACTACAGACTCATATTCTATATTCATTGTAGTTTCATTAAATTCATTTGCACTATATCCGGCATCACCGTGTTGCCAACTTGTAATTTTAGGATTGATTAATGTATATCCTAAAAACCTACGACGACTCATAGTATATATAGTAATAGACTTAAAAAAGTCCACAGTTTTTCCCTGCTTGTCGAGACTGTATCTAAAGCCTTGAAATGTAGTTCCGGAAGCGGCAAGATTTGTCTTGCTAAATGCTGCCTCGGGATTGAATCGATCTTGTACATAGGTTCCCATGTATAATGCCCACAATGCATTGATTACTCCTGCACTGTCGTCATGGAATTTCATTGAGATACCTTCATAGGTAAAATTTTTATAAATTATGTGTTTTCTATTGTATTGATTTTTGGTGACTGTTTCAAATTTAAATTTAGGCAGATCAGTACTCTTGATAAGATAACCAATTTCGTCTGCATGAGTGTTAGTGAATACCGGTGATGATAATACTGTTTTATCAATCTCAAACCGCACATAAAACATGAACTTGGTGCGAGGCATAAGCCGGTAGCCGTTTTCAACAAACAGTTTGCTGGCATGACGGAAATCCGCGAGGCCGCCTTTGGGTGTAAGTAACCCTTCTCCTACACCGCCGAGAAATCTTGTGAATACATTTGACATATAATTATTTAGCCGTAAAAAAACCCGGGGATTAATCCGGGTTTTTGATCAGCGGTTGATATTAGTTCGAGCTGCCGCGGCCTGTTACAGCCTCGCCAAGACTTCGGCCTACAACTGCACCGATACCTCGTGCTGTGCCTGTGCCTGTGCCACCTGCGAACTGTACAGCATTGTCATACTTGATAGTAAGAGCCACTGTCATTGGTTCATTGGAACCATAGTTGGCTTCACCATAGTTGACTTCTGATACATAGCAACCATACGTTTCCCATTTTTCAAGGATGTTTGGTTCAAAACTACCATTGCCACCATCTAACATTTCGATGTTCATTTGGAATTTGTAATCAATACCTGAACGGGCGCTGGCCTGTTCCATGAAGTCAATCTGCTTTTGTACCTGTTGACCAACAATTTTCTGCACCTGGCCGTTGGCATCGTCTCGTAGATTTAATGTGACATCTCCCCAACTTGGTTTACCAGCCAGTTTGACTTTTGAGTTGTAGACTTCAATAGTCATTTCTTCAAATGTTACAGTTGGTCTACTTACATCACTAACTTGTTTTGTTAGTTCTGTGCTGGCCTCAACACCAAATCCTAGTAGTATCACCCGAAAGCGATATTTTAGTTTTGGCATCAGCAAAGCTGTGCCGCTGTTGGCTCCTGAGGTAGGAACCGAAATTCTATTTAAGGAAGTTAGTGCCATTTTTAAATTTCTCCTGTGTTCTTGATACGCAATGGAATATAGATAAATTCAATCGCTTTGACTGGCTCAATCGCTATGTCAACATACAACTCATTGCGATCAATTCTTGTTGGTGTGTTGTTTGACTCATCGCAGACCACGGCAAAATCATACAACGCTCTTAAGCCTACCAACTCAATCAACAGACTCTCAACAGCCCCTTTGATTTCATCTCTGGTAATCTTGTCATTGGGTTCAAAGATATACGGACGAGCAAGTTTGTTTAGCTGACTGCGTAGATAAACTACAAGACGTGATACATTGATACGATCCAATGCACTGGCATTTCTAGCACGAGTCTTTTGACCATATGCAACTAGTCCTACTCCAACAAAGAATGGAATTGGATTTACTTTGAGATCATACAGCGTGTCGCGTTGACCTTCATTCAACGCCACTGACTGGAATTCTCCTGTGTCTGCATCAATGTATCCCACTGCTGTGGCATTGGTAATGCCGCCGCGACGTGTGCCTGCTGGTGCAAACCATGGATAACTAACTTGGTCGCTGAGAGCGATAGTTCTCAACATCATGTGTGATGCAGGAACCACTGCGTTAGCACCACTTAGGTCAGTGGTAAATCCATTGGGATAATACACAGCTGAATATTCGTCGTAGCTAACAATACCTGTATCATTGTTGTCTAGTGCGCCATTAGCATTGGTGCCCCAGGCTGTGAGGCTGGTTGCATCTGACGGCAAACGTAGTGGAGTATCAGCTACCACAAATGCTGTGACTCCTCTATCTAGGTTTAAGTTGATCAAATTGCTGTAGGCTTCTGGATATCCTGGGCAAGCGATCAAATTAAAGTTTCTACGTTCTTCATCTCTGGCTTCTGAACTGGTGTCAATCGCAGATTTGAGTTTTTGCACAACCAGACTGCGCTGTGCTTTGCGACCAAAGCTGCCTGACCCGTCTTCGTTGTTTGGTGAAGCTGTGACCCAACGATCGGTTGCGTAGGCGCTTTGACTGTCGCCGGTAACTGGACTGGAGCCGTTGTCGTTGTATAAAGCTTCGTAACGCACGTTATCGGCTGCTGTGTCAATGTAATTATTGCTGTATCTTTTGACATTACCGCCACTTCTGCGTAAATTCCACAGCAGCATGCCTTTGGGGTATAGTGCTGGATCTGGACAGTCAAAATCTACATAGTTGCTTAACAACAGATCTCCGATAGTGGCTGCTGTGTTACCTGAAGCGCCACTTGATCCGTATCTAGCGTCTGCAAACAAGATACCGTCTTCTGTGGTCTGATCAGTCTTGTCAACTAACACCCATTCTAGGGCCAGACCATCATAACGATAGATAGTTGGGAAGTTTTCTAGATCGGCTGTGCTGATCCACAAGTCACCATTTTTCAAATCTGTCCCGTCGCTTTGTTTTGTTGGCTCGCTGGCCGCCACAATTGGTCCTGCTGGATCAGTTTTATCAACTGCGCTTGCAGCATAGTAAGGACTGGTTGTTGTTTTATATCCAACCCAGATATCACCGTTGTGTACCATGATATCTACTTGATCAAACACCGGAGTGTACCATAGTTGTCCGTCTTGTGGTTCGGCCAAAGGTGCAGTAGCAGATGCAGCAAAATCTTCTGCAGCCAATGGAATCCAATTTGTTGCAAGGAAAGTTTCTGCAGCACCAGAGCCTGGTGTGTACATATTCTGTGTACCAGTGCCTGTGTCGATGTTATAGGCAGTGAATATATCACTTATTGGTGCG